CTTCATGTGAATGATTAATTAGGCATTAGTGTTGTCAGATTGACTTAATGAATTATAACCCATACAAAAGTATTCATAATTTATTGAATTACACTATAAATCTAACTTAGTCCTATAAATATTTACTAAGGAATATTTGAATGCGTCTAATAAATGCGACAACTCCTTACCCTCGCCACTACTCTTTTTGATTAGATTACCATGCATATCTGCTTCACAATAGGTAAGGTCCTTGATTAGATAAGGCATTGATTCATTGATAAAGCACTTGTTAAAGTGGAATGCTCTGTTCATTATCTCTCGGCTATTATGATTGGAGTGATTCATGCCTGGAATAGTGAATGCCCTATCATGTAAATTTAATTCATCTTTTATTACATGATAATAATTTAACCCTCCTTTACTGATGGCTTGGCGATTCTTACCTGTGCTATCTCCTGTTACTATCACATAGTTTGACTTTGGTAGCTTGCTCCTTATCTCAGCACAAAGTTGCCATATATCGCTATTCCTTAGCCGATACTCCTCAATAAAGTAAACTACTCCAGCTCTAATCTGCGATGCAACACAAGTCATTGGATCTACGTTAAAGTCAAATGAAAGTAAGATATCCGACTTGTCAAACTCAAATTTGCCAACGTGTTTATTCTTGTCAAAGTTAGTGATGTATGGCTTATCTACTTCAGCTCTGCCCCATTTACCATATAGATTTATGTCTAATAGGTTTTGATTATGCTCGTACTTTCGCCTTAAACTTATCTCATAGGCTTCCTTATCAATGTATTCATTATCATTTAAAGTGGAGTGATGGATGAGTAGGTCATCTCCATAATCAGCTCTCGGCTTGCTTATGTCATCAGGACTAAAGAAGTAGGACCTTATAAAGTTATTCTCATCAACTGGATTAAAGGCACAGATGAATTGTAGGTATTCAGCTTGTGGAGTCCTTAGAACTGAGTCAATCATATCAATAGACTCTTTGGAGCATTCGGTTATCTCATCAACAAAGACATGAGTAGCTTGACTTATCCCCTTAGTCTTTTCAGCTTCCACCAACCCATAAGGCATTATCTTATGTCCTGTTATCTTATTAGTGAACACCATTGATGAATTGGCTACTTCTGAATACTCAAAGTAATGCTTCATGCCAAACATCTTGATGGCAAAGCAGATGTCCTTGAATGTAGTTGAACGTATTGTCTCGTGATTCTTTCTGCAATAGTAAATGGCTCGGTGCTTGGGTGCGAATGACTCCATTAATAGCTTTAGGATGATGTGAAAAGTCTTGCTTGATCCTCGACTTCCATAACAAACAATGTACCTGTGCTTACTTTTTAATACTTGCTTAAAATGATTGGAGTAAAAGTTTCTTGGTATCTTAGGCTTTTCATTCTCCATCATTGTCTAAATCAAAGTAAAATCCTTTATTGATAGTAAGCTCCTGCTTCTGTGCTTCATTCAATCCAAATCTCTTATAATAGGTATCAATAGCCTTTTGCCTTTCTGCAATAGTAGGACTTACCATTGCCTTCCATATCTTGCCTTGACTATTAACCATCTGCACCTGATACAATTCTCCTTGAATCATACTTGAATTAATAGCATCAACTTCTGCTTTTGTCAATGTTGATTTTAAGGCTTTCTGAACGTCTTTATCTTTGTTAGCTTGTTCCACTATCTCTGATGCTCTTTCTTTAGCTTGTTGAATTTCTAAAGCATATTTTTTAGCCATTGCAGAACCTTTAGCACGTGCAGTTGCCCTTGTTACCTTGTTATTACCCACTGTTACCAAATAAGCTTCATCTTGTGCAACTCCATCAATAACTAACCTTATAAACTCTTTATGCTTCTGTGGTATGTTCATATTTTTAAAAGTAGAGCGAGTAGGTCGGAGTAACCGCCATCTTGATACTGGAAAGTATCACGCTTTTTATATTAAGCTATACTCGCATATAATTTACAAATCTAATTCTTTTCTTTCTTTTAAAGTAATTTTTTTACCCTTGTACATTCCTGCTCCCATTTCATCTATTTTGCTAAATGGTAATATTGGAGCGGTTATTTTGCAGGTTTTGTCAATTAGGTAAATGTATCTAAGTTGAAAACCTATTAATGGAACTGCTTCTTTAGGCCAATTAGCTTTACCGCCTGTCTTTAAAATATGTTTGCCTTTTGTAATTGTCATTCTACTTAATACTGTGCCATCAGGCATAATTCTTGTTGGTGAAGTAGAATTTATCTTTGTTAAAACAAATCCGCTTGCCCTGTAAATAGTGCCATCTCCGCACTGTGTGCCATCACTAAAACTTAAAATCCACTTTATATGCGGTGCGTTTTTTTTGATTAATTTGATAGAAATTGCAATACATCGGCTTTCGCTATATTTGGGCAAATATTCATCAAATGCCATTCTGTTAAGTTCTAACATTTCATTCCAACCTGTACCACTCACCAAACCTATTATTGATTTTTTAACCATTGGGCTACCATAGCTTAAAACTCCGTGAAGTTTATCATCTAAAAAGCAACCAAAATGTAAAACAGAATTATTTACTACCTTACCACTATAATGATGCTTTTTCACAAACTCATTAGCAATCTTACTCGGTATTACCTTAACAATTATTTCTTTTGCTCTGCCCATTGCATTATAATTAAATAAAGTGCGTTTCCGTTGCTGTTTTCATTTCCCATTGTTTCTGCATATTTATATTCATCCGTTTGCTTAATATCAGCTATTGCATTTTGAATCTGAATTGCTTGTTCGTCTGCAAGAGTAAATGTCATTTGTTGAAATGGCTCTTTGTCTCCATCCTTTAAACTAAAATCTTCTCCAAATCCATCTATTTTTGTTCCAACTTCAATTCCCCATTCAACAGCAGTTGCTTCTCCTAATTCAGCTTCGATTAACTCTGCATCAAACACGATATTGGCTTTAGCAGAAGCATTGTCAGCGAGTGCCATTTCTCTGCCTTGTGGAGTATCAAGGTCAATATCCATTCTTTTAACTGCTATTATTCTCTTTCCATCTGATTCTACTATCTGAACATCATCCAGTCCGATTGACATTGCATTCTCTACTGACTTGTTTCCTGCTATGATACGATTGTTCTTATCAATGAGGATTGAACGACCTGCACCAAACTTGCTAAATGACTTCTCAATTAGTCCATTGCCATATTCTGATCCTTTATTGAAATTCTTGTCATCAGGTATCAAATCCGATAACTTAATATCCGTTTCTTTGTTCTTTGCCATTATTCGTTTATATTATTTATTATCTCAGCATACTTGTCCTTGAATAGCTTTAAAGTGGTTTCACAGTTAAACACTAAATCAATCTTATCTTGATGTGCATTGACTTGTTGTGGCTCTCCATACTTGCGAGTCGCTAATATTAAATTGCTTATTGATATCAAGCAGTCATGTGCTGTGTGGTTATTCGGTTTCTGCATCCTGTTTGTTTTTCATTTCAGCAAATCTTTGCAATGTGCCAGCTTCACACTTGAGTATCTTGTCAAACTTTAATGACTGCTTGATTATCTTCTTGGCATGAAGCTCATTGTCTGCCTTTACTTCAAATTGGACCTTATTACCACCTAAATCTAAAAATATTAAGTAATGATTCATTTGTTTTTTCTTTTAAATTACTTCTTACCGGCTTTCTTTTTTGCTTTCGCTGCTACACTTAATGCAATGGCTACTGCTTGAGCTTGTGGCTTATTACTTTTTAATTCAGTCTTGATGTTCTTGGCGATCGTTTTATCGCTGTAACCTAATTTTAAAGGCATAATTTATTATTTAGAATGGATAATCTTCTTTGTTCTTAGTAGCATCAGGCTTATAATCGTTGATGGTGGCATTCCACTTGCTTGGATCAGTTTTATTCTCTAATAGGTCCAAATTAACATACCCTTGCTCATTCTTATGCTCATTCAAGAACACGATAAAATCTTCTACTTTGATTGATAGGCTACCCTTAACAAATGCTGGAGCTTTTTCATTCTTGGCTTTGGCATATAATCCTTTGGCAAATACTTTTTCTGACATCGTTTGTTTGTTTGTTCGTTTATTTAATAATTCCTTTTAATTTTCTGTTCTCTATGTTGATGATAAACTCTTGACCTGCATCTAATGTTCCTTTAATCAAGATGCTTGTCTTGGCTCTTACATCCTTCTCCTCTGATAAATGGCTGTTGAATGATGTGGTCCTGGCAGAGTCTAACTTAATAATCACTTCACTCTCAAATAAGTTTCTTATAAATAGCTTATTTTCTTTTATCTCACAAACAGCAAATTCAACTCCCTGTGCCACTATCTTGGACTTCTCACTATCGAATGCCGATACCTTGAAGCTCATCACTTGTCTTATGCTTCCTAAGTCGTTAAAGCTATACACCCTGCAAAAAGCTGAATAGTCGGATGTGATGATCTTAATTAATTCACAATGGAATTTCATTTATCAAAGATAGTTTATTTATATTTAGTATCAAAATTAATTTTTAACTCATTTTATTGCTTTAATTATCAATCAGTTACAACATTGATTTAATTATCTTCAAAATATATTTTGAATATCGATATT